GGATCTTCCTCAAGTTGAAGAATCTAGTTTTGCCGATAGAACATGGCCTGATGGTAAGCCTATTGTATTGCGTGATTATCAAGTTGAGATCGTTAATCGTTTTTTACAAAATCCACAGTGCATACAAGAAGTAGCCACTGGTGCAGGTAAAACTATCATGACTGCCAGCCTTTCTGCAAGTGTGCAACATTTGGGTCGTAGCATTGTAATTGTACCTAACAAGAGTCTAGTAACACAAACAGAAGCAGACTACAAAACCATGGGACTAGACGTTGGTGTTTACTTCGGTGACAGAAAAGAGTTTGGACGTACACATACTATTTGCACCTGGCAGAGTCTGAATATATTGTTGAAGAACACTCAGTCCTCATCTGCAGACGTTACCATTGGCGAGTTTATTGAAGATGTTGTTTGCATTATGGTTGACGAAGTACACATGGCCAAAGCAGATGCGTTGAAAACTTTATTAACTACAGTATTTGCAAAGGTGCCTATTCGTTGGGGATTAACTGGTACAGTGCCCAAGGAAGACTATGAATTTGTTAGTTTAAGGTGCAGTTTAGGCGAGGTTCTTGGGCGATTAAGCGCCAGCGAGCTACAGGAAGCGGGACATCTTGCTAGCTGTCACGTTAATATTGTGCAACTAGTAGATCATGTTGAGTACAAAGCATATCAAGACGAGCTTAGATATCTATTAGAGAACGAAGATCGAATAACTTACATAAGTAATTTTATAAATCAAATTAAAGACACAGGTAATACTCTGGTGTTAGTGGATCGAGTACTACCGGGCAAAAGAATCACAGAATTGATTCCCGATGCTGTGTTTGTAAGCGGAACAACAAAAGCAAATGATCGTAAGGAAGAATATGACGAAGTCGCAACCAGTACCAACAAAGTTATCGTGGCCACGTATGGCGTGGCGGCGGTTGGTATCAACATACCACGAATATTCAACCTTATTCTTATTGAACCTGGCAAGAGCTTTGTTAGGGTTATCCAAAGCATTGGCCGTGGTATTAGAAAAGCGGATGACAAGGATCACGTCCAAATCTGGGACTTGACCAGTACCTGCAAGTTTGCCAAACGGCATTTAACTAAACGCAAAGCATTTTACAAAGATGCCAACTACCCATTCGAAGTGGAAAAATTAGACTGGCAATAAAAGGTTGACAAAAGAAATAGTTAGTGTATACTACTATAATGCAGATTAAAAAAATAGTTATTTGTGGAGATAGTTTTTGTAGTGCAGATTCTCGTCCTTGGAGCCAAGCGGGCCATTTTAGTGAAATACTAAATCACACATACGGATATGAAACTATTAATTTAGCAAGAGGCGGTATCACAAATACTGGAATTTGTTTTCAAATCGATCAAGCAGTTAAATTATCTGCAGATTTGATTTTGTTTAAAAGCACAGATCCATTGAGGGTTGATGTTCCGTTAAAACCTTTTCAACCAAATTTAGGCCTTAAAAATTTTATATATCCTTTTCGATCTGATTTAAGTACGCAAAGTGAGCATGTTGGAGATCTAAACTCGAATATTTACAGTGACGTTGTTTCTGCAATTACAGAACAAAACCGTCCCGCTAATGATCTATCTCCAGAATTTGTTATCGACGAAGATGTAAAGACGGCTGTAAAATACTATGTAAATTTTTTACAAGACCGCAACCTACTCATTCAAATGCATGCTTGGATGTTTGGATATTGGGAATTTTTCCTGCAGACTAATAATATAAATTATTTAAGACTCGATCAAAGTCCTATATGGGCTCCTATAGATAATTACATCGAGACTCACGGCCGCTGGGAAAATATTAATTATCACACGGACAGACAAACACAAGAATTAATTGCAAGTTCTTTAAACGATTACATTAACCAATTATAAAAATAATGAGACTCTTAACACTAGAAAATACATCATACGAACTAAATGAGATTCCAGAAGAAGTAGACGACATTAGATTCTGCGTACTGGATAACAGCGATCCCAAAGATCCTGATTACTTTTTTATACCATTAATCTTTCTGGAAAGTTTCAATAGCCCTGCCCTAGTATTAAAAATAGGCAACAGCATAATTAAGATGCCCATTGACTGGCAACTGCTGATAGGAGAACCTGACTTAGGTGACCTTGAAGTTGTTCCACTGACCAGTATCAATGACAGGGGTTTCAGTGTATTTGCTTTTAATCCCATGGCCAGTTTTAGGCCCGAGTTCTTTCCGGTAGAAGTCATTGACATTTATCAAGATGTTAAATGGTACTTTCCCAAGCTCAAGCCCGGACAGATGTTGGCAGTGCCACTTGAAACGGGAACAGAAAAACCTTTATGTGTCTACTTTGTCAAAGACATCAGTCGTCAAAGTGAAGTAGTAAATTATTCTAAATGTTGGTAGTATGTACACAGAACCTCAAGTATTCGAAACTTTAAATCGCCTAGCAAGGATTTATCTAGAAAGCTATCCCGAGGACAAAGAAGGCCTTGAGCGTTTTCTTCGTTGGGCACATTTACAATACGGATATAATCCGCCTTTTACAAATGAAGAAAAAACTAATAGTATGCGGGTGTAGTTTTAGCGCACCCAGTGCCACTTTATCTGGCACCAGTTATGCTGAAGTGTTGGCACAAAAATTAGACTGGGATCTTGTACATCTTGCAAGACAAGGTTGTAGTAACGGCGGCATTAGATTGCAAATAGATGAAGTAATTCGTCAACGTCCCGACTTTGCTATCATCGCACCCACGTTCCATGATCGTATGGAACTACCTGCTAGTGCCGCACCCTATACTCCGTCCAAGAATGAAAATCGGGGATGGGGCAGTGATTTACAAGCACATCTACAGAACATAGATATTAAAAATGGCTATATACCTGAAGATGGAATTCTAAATGTAAATTACAATAACAAACCCTATAATATGATCTGTGAAACTATTTTTAGTTTAGCAGAGAATTATCAGCATCCGTATCGAAGTCGAACAATTGATAAAGATACCCAAAACGCAGTCAAGCAGTATATAAATCATATCTATGATAGTAATTGGAAACTACAAATGGATACTTGGATCATGCGTGATGGTATTGTACAAGCATATCTTGCAGGTGTTCGTTTTCTTGTGTTACCTGACAACTTATGGACTTGTCAAACTGTGCGTGGTATTATACCTAGGATTGTTCCCGACCGTTATTTAATGACCACACAGGAGTGGGTTCCGGCTCACGCAACATTTTTACATCCGTTTACAGGAGAAGATCCTGGTTATCACGGCAGTCCTGAAAGTCAACGATATTTGGCAGACATCTATTACAAGGTAATAACAGAATGGCAAGATTAAAAGCATTGTGTGCAGTAGCACATCCTGATGATTGTATTATATTTGCATGGCCCTTTATTGAATATGCAAACATGTTTGATTGGACAATTTTATACTTAACTTACAGCGAACGGGATTCAAGAGCACAGGAAGTTAAAAAGTTTTGGGACAATAGAAATATTCCCACAATATTTTTAGGAAATGTCGACACATACAAAGACATGGAAAACAACAAATTAAGTTTCGACGTGTTAACAGCCGCTTGGCAAATTGCTGGCTATGCCAAAGATTATGATTTGTTGTTAACACATGATCGTAACGGAGACTACGGCCATATCCATCATAAATTTATGCATGACCGTGTCAATGAGTCTACTAAACCCAAAGTTTACTTTGCCAATCAGCAAGAGCAAAATTTTGAATTTCGAAGAACAACACCTTTAAACTTAGATGACTTACCACTACATAGAGAAGTTATCAGTGAGTTTGATGATATTGAAACAGGCAGATATCTGTTAACAGAAGAAGCTAGGAAATTATTAAATGGAAACACTTAAACCTGACACTGCTTATATCTACGAACGTGTGGGCAATGAAGTATATGCCAGGGAATCGGGTGCTGATCCCAGCACCCGAAGACTAATTGGTTACGGGTATGATCCGATTACCGGGCACCAAATTGATTATGATAAAAGAACCAGTGACGGTAGACCCTTGCACGATCATCTAAGGGAAGACAAACTTTGGGGCGAAATTCGCCGACTAGCTCGAACAAATCCCGCCTTGCAATCAGAGTTAGAACGTGTTATAATGTTATATAACTTAATCAAAGAACATGAATAGTTGATATGAAAAGGCTAGTAGTTTTTGGAGATAGCTGGCCAGCTGGAGCAGAATTAGACAACCCTTCTCAATATTGTTTTCCTACGTTAATTGGAAATACGTTAGGATTAGTAATTGATAATCAAAGTCAACCTGCAACCAGCGCAGATCAAGCAGTACTGAGATTTTTAAATTACGATTTAACTGATTGCGGTGTTTTGTTTTGTTTTACTAGTTACTCAAGATATGTTAGGTTTGAAAAAGAACAAGAATTTGAAATACATCCCAGAAATAAAGATTTAGCATCGTTGAATTACTATACCCAAATCTATTCCGACGAATTAGGTAAATTTAATTTCTTAAAGAACATTTTAGTAGTACAAGGGGTTTGCAAATCGTCAAATATTCCTGTATACTGTGTAACTAACTGGAACGATATACCCAAGCATGGACTAATTGATCCTGACATATTTTATAAAAAATCTTTATTTGAGATACTAGGAATGGTCAATGTTACCACAGAGTCCGGGAATAATTCTAATTTTGGTCAACAAGTTTTTTCAAATAAACAATACATTCGACCCAATGTCGGTCATCCCAATATAGCAGGGCATAAATTAATAGCTGAAGAACTAGCATCATGGATAAACTCTCAATAAACAATGAAATGGCACAATTAGACACAAAGAATCGTGGATTCTATGATGAGCTAACAGAAGAAGAACGCAAGAAGTTTGCTACCTATCTCATGCTACGCTATGCAGCCAGTGTGGAAGGCGGCGCAGATTTACAGGAATGGTATCTACGTGCTACCAATGAACGTGTTAACTTAAACTTCTTTGACTTGGGCAAGCATCCTAAACTACAATGGTTGCTGTGTACTACAGTCAGTCCAGATCTGGGACGCCAACGACATTATTGGCAAGCCAGCAAAAAGAAAGAAGGTGTTAACAACAGCAAGTCTATTAAGTTCTTAACAAAACTATACCCGCATATGAAGCAAGATGAGATTGAAATGTTGGCAGAATTGAATGATGTAAAAGAACTCAAAGCACTGGCCAAGAGCATGGGCATGCCAGACAACGAAATTAAAAAGGAACTGGGTTGAGTTTTGTTTGCAAATACTGTAATAAGTCCTACAGCAAAGAAAGTACACTAATTGCACATCTTTGCGAGCCCAAGCGCAGGCATCAACAACAAAATGAAACAGGAGTTCAGCTGGGATTCAAAGCCTATCTCAGATTTTATGAAATTACACAGGGCAGTGCAAAACTGAAAACCTACGATGACTTTGTTACTAGTTCTTATTACTCTGCTTTTGTTAAGTTTGGAAGACACCTTGTTGCTATTAGGGCTGTTAATGCTA